AATGTCAGGCTGAAAATGTCAGGCAATCAAAAAATGTATAAATTTAACGATCGTGTTTACTCAAAAAATAATATATTGCACTTCACCTGGTTTACTTATCCTGGTTCTTATGCTGGTGTAAGTCCGTTAAAAACACAAAAGAACACCATTGGTGTTGCTCTTGCGATGGAACGTCACATCGGACAGTTCTATGGCCAGGGTGCCACTCCGTCATCAATCTTGGAAACTGACCAAGCAATGACTAAGGAGCAGGCTGAAGTTTTACAATCTACCTGGAGTAATTCTCACAATCGTCAAAGAAAGCCAGCCGTTCTTACGGGTGGTTTAAAATGGAAGGCGATTTCTGATTCTGCTGGTGATGAGCTCGTAAAAGCAAGGGATCAAATTGTAAAAGAAATAGCCAGGGTTTATCGTATCCCAAGTTATTTAATTCATGCTGATGGTTCGTCTGGTCTTTATTCAAATGTTGAGAGTTCAGGTATCCAATTTGTCCGCCATACTTTGTTGCCTTGGCTTGCTCGTATTGAGGAAGGGTTCAGCACTCTTTTGCCTGGTGCGTCTTATGCTCGCTTTGATGTTAGTGAATATCAACGTGGTGACCGTGCTAACACTATTCGTGCTGCTCAAACTGCTATTACTTCCGGCATCTTTACGCCTAATGAAATAAGGCAGCAACTTGATTATGAACCTTACGAAGGTGGCGATAATTTCTACCTTGGGTTGCAAGGTGCACCTGTTGGTCCTGATATTCCACCGCTTGGCCAGGATGAAGTCGAGCCTGTTCTGACTGATTCTGAGGAAAAAAGCGAGGGCTAGTGCCATATCCGGAAGAGGATTTATACGGTTCAAAGGCCGAGGCTGAAGCTAAAGCCAAAGAGATAGGTTGCGTTGGTTCTCATACTCATGAAGTTGACGGTGAGGTTTTTTATATGCCTTGTGAGAAAATGGAGGACTACGAAAACTTAACCGGTAAAAAACACGCTAGTGATGAGGATTACACTTTGGTTGAAAGGCAAGAGTCAGAGCCTGCACCAAAAAAGGACCAAATTCAAGGGTCAAAAAAAAATGAGCCGGGTTCTGCGTCAGGCAAGTCCAATAAAATTAAATTTTCTGAGGCTACTGAAAAGTCAATAGCAACAATCGTTGAAACTCATAATGAAATGGTAAAAGATAAAGGCCTTGCCACTTGGAGGCGTTTAAGAACTCCGACCGCTAAGGCTGTAGTTCGTCGTGGCTTTGGTGCTTATTCTAGTTCTCATCGTCCTGGTGTATCCAGGAATGCCTGGGGTCTTGCTCGCTTGAAGGCTTTTGGTTATTTGTTGGTCAACGATCGGCCAAAAAATCCAAAATATATCGGTGACAATGATTTACTTCCGGAAAAGCATCCAAAGTATGCACCAAAAGAAAAGAAAAATAAACAACTCAGGCATGAGATTAGTGTACCTGCCTTTATTAAAAATAATGCATCTCGTGGTCTTGAAAATTTAGAATTTGCAGGTCAAGGTCTTACTGAAAAAACAAAAAGAGAGGCACGTCAAATGCGTGACGGTGTTATTTCTCATGATAAGGCACTCCGCATGCAGGCCTGGTTTAAACGTCATGTTTCTGATTTTCAAGGCGACGCTGCGAAAGAGTTTTTATCCGGCGAAAGCGAACGCATGAGTCCTGGACTTGTGGCTTGGCTTTTGTGGGGTGGTTCATTAGCTGCTGCGACTCGTATGGATGCTATGAAATGGGCCGAGCGTCAAGTTGCAAGGCATGAAGATGATCGTTCAATGTCTAGGCCACAGCCTATGAGTCAAGCTGTTGGTATTATTAAACGCATGAGTGATAATAAAGAAACTAGATTTTTTGAACTCCGAGCTGAGGCTGACATCGATTCTGATGATTTAATTTTTACAGGTTATGCATCTGTATTCAATTCGCCATACTCAGTTGCTGACTCTCGTGGTGTTTATAATGAAATTGTAAACCAGGGAGCTTTTTCAAAAACTCTTAATGAAAATGATGACGTAAAATTTTTAATTAACCATGATGGTATTCCGCTTGCTCGTACCAAGTCAGGAACCTTAGAACTTCGAGAGGATGAGCATGGCTTGTTTGTAAAAGCTAAACTAGATGAGTCCAATCCTAGGGTTGCCGAGATATCGTCTGCACTCAAAAGAGGCGACTTGTCCGAGATGTCATTTGGTTTTCATGCGATAAAAGACGAGTTTACTGAAAATGGCGAAACCCGAACTTTAAAAGAATTGCGTCTATTGGATGTATCAGTTGTTACTTGGCCGGCTAACCCAGCGACTCTCGCTACTGTTCGTGGCGTTGACCTGGGGGAACTGCAAACCGTTTTGGCTGAGGCCAGAGATGGTTCGTTTGATGAGGCTCAAGTCACAAAAATAAAAGAGGCTATAAGTCAGTTATCTGATTTGTTGCCTGATCCTGAAAATCAAAAATCAAATATAAGGGCTGCGGTTCGTGATTTAGAAATTTGGGAAATGACGAGCCGTTCTTAAAGCCGTTAATCACACTTTATTGAACACTCAAAAGTATTAATTAGGCTAAATATTTTATTTATATATTGGAGATAAATTGAAAATAAAAGAAATGTTAGAAAAAAGAGAAGGCCTTATCACTGATGTCAAGTCTATGACTGAGCTCGCTGAAAAAGAAGAGCGTGACTTTAACGATGAGGAAACTTCAAAATACGAAAGCCTTAAAAGCGAAATTAACGAACTTGGCGACAGAATAGCTGAAGCTGAGGAACTTAGAAAAGCTGAAAAAGAAATAGAAGAGAGCCGTCAAAAGCTAGGGGTTGATGAGGAAAAACTAGAACCTGTAGTTGAGGCAATCGCTGAGCCTGGTGTTTACTACCGTGACGGCGAGCACTCTTTTCTTTCAGATGCTTTTCACGCTAGAAATGGTGATTTTCAAGCTCAAGATAGAATTAATCGACATCAAAAAGGAAATGATGAAAAGAGAGACGTTGGAACTGGTGCATTTGCCGGTTTGGTCGTTCCTCAGTATTTGACTGACCTTGTTGCGATTAAGGCTAGAGCGGGATCCCCGTTTTATAATGCTTTACCTAAGGCACCTTTACCAGATAAAGGTTTGAAGGTTGAGCTATCAAGAATTACAACAGGTTCTGCATCTGCTTTTCAAGCAACACAGAACGCTGCATTGCAAGAGACCAACATTGATGACACGCTCTATTCTGTGCATGTCAATACTATTGGTGGTCAGCAGGATGTATCTCGTCAAGCAATTGAGAGAGGCACCGACTTGGAGGGCATCGTTTTCTCTGACTTGATTTCTGCATATTACACAGAACTTGATAATCAATTAATTAATGGTGATGGTACAGGTGGAGCACCTGAAGGTATTAGAAACGTTACAGGAATAAACACCGTAACTTATACCGATGCATCCCCAACTGTTGGAGAGCTTTATCCAAAATTAATCGATGCAATTCAAAAAATTAATAGCAACAGGTTTGCTGCTGCTAGTGCAATAATCATGCATCCACGTAGGTGGGGTTTCTTTTCTGCTGGTGTAGACGGAAACTCAAGACCATTGGTTTTACCTGCTGGTAATAATCCAAGCGATGCTTTTGGTATCGGCGAGGCTGCTGGTTATGGTCAAGTTGTTGGTCAAATTGCTGGTTTACCGGTAATTGCTGACGCTAATATTACAACTGCTGACGGTGGTGGAAATAACCAAGACCAGATTTATGTTGTTAAAGCTGACGACCATATTCTCTTTGAAGAGACAGGTAGTCCGTTCAGACTAAGATTCGACGATGTCGGGTCCGGGTCACTTACAGTCAAGTTGGTATGTTATGGCTATGTTGCTTATGCATCAGGCCGTTACCCAGCTGGAATTACAAAAATTCAAGGTACTGGATTAGTAACACCTAGCTTTTAATAGGTGATTTTTAGCGGGGTCTTTAGGGATCCCGCTAAATTAAAAAAGGAGTTTTTAAAATGGCGAAAAAAAAGCTATCAAAAGATGAAATTGCTGCATTGCAGGAAGAGCTTAAGGGTTATAAAATTTATAAAAAAACTAAGCGAGCAGCTGCTGTTAAAAAAATATTAACAGATGCTGGAGTTCCTGAGTCTGCATCTGCAAAGCCTAAGGCTGAAACAGCTGCAAAGAAAAAACCGGCAGCCAAATCTAAGCCAAAAAAATAGATAAAGATGTCTATAACAAATGGTTATTGTGCCTTAAGTGAATTGAAGGCATTTGTTAATATTTCTGATTCTAATGATGACGATGAACT